CTGTAGTATTATCATACCAACCAGATCCTTTTTGGAAAAAATATTCTGTTGATCCCGTAATTCCTTTAGGTAATAACGTATCTCCATTAACGGGATAATTTTCAGAATTAAATGTTGTTGTACCTGTAGTTATACCAGTATAATATCTATATGGAAGATATGTTACACCATTAATAGTTCCACCTGTTGGTAAGAATATTCCTGTTTTGTAAGTTTTAGTTCCCGATATAACATCATAAATGTCACCTTTTAAATCAAATGATTTAGGTAAAGATATTACCTTGTAAACATATTGATTAATTTTAATCATTGGTTCAGGAGCACCTAAAAATCTTAAAAAAAATTCTAAAGATTGTCTTGTACCTTTTGATTTATAAATGTAAGCCAAGTTAACTAACAACCTTCGATAAAATTCATATTCGGCGTCTATTAAAGACGTTCCCGATACTAATCCAGAATATTGTTGTGATGTCTTAGTGTATAATAATTCATCTAAACCTTTCTCATCAATTAAGTTAATTGTATCTAACCCTAAAGTATTTGCCAAGTTTTTTAACAATACATCGGGTACGTTATTAATACCGTCATAACTTACATTTCTCATGTAAGCAATATTATCAATATATTTTTTTACACTATCAAAACTTTGTCCATATAATTGAAATAATGATTCGGCCTTTTTATCGGGACTATCAAATTCAAACAATTGAGGTGATGTTAAAAACCTAACAAATAAGTTAGACTTATAATCATCAATTTCATCTGCTATATTACTTAAATTTGTTAAATAACTATCATATTCTAAACCTGTAATTTTAATGTTCCAATCTTCCTTATCGGATAACGGCCAACTATAATTTACTGAAATTAATTCGGTTTTTGTTTCGTCAAAACTATCTCTTGGTACCTTAAAACTTGAAGTATATTTTGGAAAAGTGTCTCTGTTTAATAAACTTTCCTCTAAATCATCTAAACCTTTAAAGAACTCTTCAACAACACCATCATTTGGTTTAATTAATATATTTTCAGAAAACCCCGTTAAGTTATCAAATGGTTTACCACTTACCTTTAATGAAATTATATTATCACTATTAGGTTCAATATATGAAATTACATCATATGTTTTTCCACTTATTGAAATTAAATAGTTTTTAAAAGAAGTATAAAAATCTCTGTTTTTATTAATTGAAGGTAATATGGTATTACTTTTCGGTGTAACCATAACAATCGAAAATGGATTGTATAGTTTACTGTACTCAACTTTAAATTGAGTGGTGTTACTTATATTATCATATGTAATATTATTAGCGGTAAAATTCGTTACTTTAATTAAACTATTAGAATCAATTAAAATAGCCGCAGGAAAATTATTAATTATATTAGTTGTCGCAACACCTAGTCTACTTTTTAATGATCCAAATAAAGATTTAGCAGCATCATTTTTAGAACCTTTAAATTTTATTTCTTTATTTTTACTTGTAGTACCACTCGTAGTTGTACTTGAAGTTTGTCCTTTTAAATCATCTAATGTTAAAAAATTAGAAAACGGATTTGTTTTAAAATTCTTTGTATCTCTTTGTATTACCTCACTATCTAACGCAAAGTTCGTATTAGTCAATTGACCGGTACCCGTGGTAATTTGATTACCGACTAGATTGTCACTGAATGTATCGGCACCACTCGCAGCTTGACTTGGAATTTTACGTAATTTTGCCATTAGATATTAGTGATTGTATCAAAGTTTAAATTTTCATCAATATCATTACGGTTTTCTCTAACCTCATATAGAGTTTCGTTAAAGTTGTCTTTAATTTCAAATAAGTTATATTGTTTATAGATGTTATTATCTTTATCGTAAATTGTGTAAATACCTGGAGTAACCGCCTTAGTTTGATTACCGTAAAGAGCATTTGCAAGTGTTGACGCATCATGTTCAACCATATCAATTTCGATAGTTGTTGGGTTCATATATGTATTTGATAAAATAACCATTTGACCTGGACTACCAATAAATGGAACGGTATTTGGTTTGTTTGACGGTGCAGACGATGGTGTAATTGTTAAAAACATAAAGTTTGTTGCACCTTCACTATATTGATATCTTACTGACTTTTGTGTTGAACTATTTAGATTCGCCGTAACAGGAGTACAATAAAAAGAAGACGTAACAATTTTATAGAAATTTGGTGTTTTTTGTTTGTTATTAGAATTTATATATTCAATCCTATAACCAACTAAACCTTGTGGTGTAAATTTATTTCTATCTTCAGACTTAACATTTGATAAATCCAAGATTAGTCCTCTTACTGATGGTAATGATGCTAAAACACCACAATCCATAATTGTTGTTCTAATTTGTTTTGGTCTGATATGAAGTGTGTATATTCCTAAATCAGGAAAATCTGTTGCATTTAATTTAAGATTATATAAACCTCCTAAGATTTCCACACCACTTTCTCCACCGGTATTTCCATTATGTAAAATAGGTGTTAATACCTGATTTGGGGTTAATTTCTTTAATACTGTTGGAGTTGTTGAGATCCGATTGGGTGCATAATGATAAAGTATTTCTACATCATCGGGTGATACATCCGCCGGTCTAACTATTCCATATGATCCTACTGCCATATTCTTTTATTATAAATATAAATCTTATTGTTTTTTAACTTTAAAAAATCCATTTCCATAAACATCTAACTCACTCATGTTGTCAATTTCACCCAATCTTAGATTAACCTCCATGACACCTTGACGTCCTCTTTCCACAAAAATGTCAGAATATACTGTTGGGTCATCGATAAAACCTAAGAAATGTTCGTTTCTTGTTAACATATGATTTATAACATACTCGGTAGCAAATTCTGTTGTATTACCACTTGTTGTTAAATATGGTACAGTATTTATTGTGTTTCCCGATATTTCATATGTATAACCACTAGTTGGTCCAAACCTATAATTTGGAACACTTCCCGTTATTTGTGTAAATCCATCTTCTCTATCCATATAATATAAATCATCTACCGTATATCCTGTATACTTTGTTCCATCAGATAATGATCCTGAATCAACACCATAAGGTGTGGTTTCACCATATCTCTTAAATTCACCAATTCTGCTTTGACCTATTGCCATAAATTTAAATGTCTTTGTGGGTGTTGCAGTATATCCTGTGTTAGAATATTCATAATCATTTAAATAATTTAAAGATCCTGTTATTTGTGTATATGGTATTGTAAACCCGCTAAATGTCCCTAATACATTAACATTATCAGTAATAGAACCTGTATTAAAAATGGTTATGTTTTTAGTTATTTTTTGATTTGACCATGGAGAGTTTAAAAAAATTGATATATCAAAACTACTTATATTTGATCCCGAATATGTTTCTTTATATGAACCTGTATATGACGATGTATATGGTGTATAATTAAATGACGCGGTTGGAAAATTTGAATATAAAACTCCTCCATTTGAATCTAATGAACCTGTAATTGATAGTGATCCTGTTATATTTTGTTTAACTCCCCAATCTATTGTAAAATCTTGATCAACAATTTTTCTTAATTTATCAGGATTTACAGTACTATAAATCGTAACATGTGATCCTGATATTCTATATGTAAAATTAACTAATTGTTCTACTTGTTCCATATTTCCATCGAATGAAACCATAACACCCATTTCATCCACATCCGATTCTAAATAAATTGGTATCTCATATTCATAACCCGTAAATCCCGTGTATAAATTCCAATTATCTCCATCCCATTTATAATATTTCCCCTTTGTATTGTTAATTGCAACTTGTTCAACCTCTTTCCAATATACACTACCAGATGGTATGTTATTTAAATTACTACCTGTTAATGATTGATACGTTTTACCACTATAAAATAAAACAACGCTTCCTGTGTATGTAATATCAGGATACCATTTTATGTCACGTACCAAATGTAAACTACCTGTCTCATTTGAAGACGGTACCATACCATCTATTGGGACTGACGCACTATACCAAGATTTCCAATCGTTTATTTCTGTATCAAACCAAAAAGTACCAGTTTCTGAATGTAAATTAACATCAGGTATCTGTCTTTTTAATATTGTATATTCGTTTTTTTTCATTTTAGCACTGTTCTGATGATAATCCTGTTATTTGTCCTGTACTATTATTAATATCCCACGTTTCTCCATTAATTTGAACATATTCGTATCCTATCAAAGCATTAGGGAATGTATCAACATATACAAAGCATCCTGTTGTAAAATCAAATGGTCCACAATCAGAATAGAATGTTCTATTATTTGATGCGTCATTACAAACTCCACTAAATGTATTTCCTCTACCACAACCTGTATATGTTGTTAAAGGTATTGTAGTTGCTGTTGGAGTAGGCGTTGGTGTTGAACCGCCAGGAGTTGCTGTTGGCGTTGCGGTTGGAGTTGCAGTTGGCACACCTGAACAAGAGGTACATGCTGTTTGAGCTGTTCCTGTTTGTGCCGAACCATCTCTCATAAATTCTCTTTCATCAGTACCATCAGAAACCCAAAATGTAGTGTTATTAGTCATATCACCATATACGTTACCATATATTGAAGAAGATAAACCTAATACTTTAGTTAGGTTACATAATGAAGTACCTTGAACTGTAACAGTCACCGCCTCATATTCACCACCACTACAAGCTGATGGACCATTAACTAAACTCACATAACCACTAAATGTAGTTTGGAATGGTGTTGGAGTTGGTGGTAAAGGAGTTGGTGTTGCAGTTGGTGGTAAAGGAGTTGGTGTCGCCGTTGGTGGTAAAGGAGTTGATGTTGGTGTTGGTGTTGCGGTTGATGGAAGACATGACGTTTCACCATAAAACACAGATGAAATTGACGCGATTACTCCTGATAATGAATTATTTTGAATACAATCATTAATTACTTGTGGTCCAATACCAAATGTCTCCGTAACTTCACTACCCTCACAATTAAAATATCTAACAGTTCCACCAAAATCAACTTCAAAACTTACTGACGTTACACAAGGACTTTCTGTAGGTGTTGGGGTTATTGTAGGAATTACCGTAGCCACTGGTGTAGGTGTTGAAGTTGGGAAAGGTGTTGACGTTGGTCTAGGTGTCGCCGTAACTCCACCAATAGGTGTCGGAGTTGGGGTTGATACCGGTAATAATACTCCTCCTCCTTTTTCGTAGAATGTTATACTATCAGTCGTTGTATAACCTGTACCTATTCTATCTAATTTTGTTGTCCCCGTATATCTATATATTTGATATGTTCTTTCATAGTGATCAAAATCAATTTGATAATACATATCTTTTTCTTCCGTTATATTATAACTTGTTGTTTGACCTGAATTTATAAAATCTAATATCTCACCTCTATCCGCATTGAAAAATTTTGCTGTCATGAAAAACGTATTCATTCCGTGATAAAATGGTGATTTATTATCATTTGGGTTTTTTATAATTTCATATGTTAAATTTGGATATTGAAATGTTTGTCCCGTCCAACCAATTAATGTGGTACCTGTAGTACCTGTAGTTATTGGTATGTTTACTTGTGTTATATCGTTATTTTCATTTGTAAATAAAATAGTTTGTTCCGTTGTTGCGGTAAAACTATACATATCTAATGTTGTAGTTCCACTTAAATTAGTATCTGTTAAAACACTCTCATTATCAAACCAAAACAAATACATATTTTCTTTGTTTCGATAATTTGAACCTGTAAAAACAGGTACAAATATATTATACCCATAGTTACTACCTGTATGAAAATATTTTTCACCTAAGGGTAATGCTAAATTTTTAGAATTTATTAATCTTCTATTTTGTCTTGTCGGTGGCTCACATGTTAAAACATAATTTGTTATACTACCGGGTGTTTTATAAAACTCTAATCTAAAGAAACTTTCAGTTGATTGTTTTGTCATCAATTGATTTTCTTGTGTTGATATACCAACAGGATTATAATCTAAAACATAATTTGGTGTGTCTCCACTTGTTGCAAAATAAAATTGAAACCATATGTCAGTTTGTGTAAAATTAGGTGGGTAAGTGTTTCCCGTTACAATATATGGTTTATGAATGTATCTAACTGTTTCATAATTTTTAGATGGATTAATAATATCTTTTAAAACTTCATCTTCAAAATCGGCAAGATTATCCTGCCAACCCAAATCGGTTCTAAAACTTTGTTCACTATTAACTACAATATTTAAATTGTTACTATTTTTTAAAATTTCCATTAACAGTTAGTTTTATTTTTATAATTATTAAATCCACCAAATAGATCATTTTTATTTTTATATGATTTTTCATTTCTTAAATAAAAATTAATATCATTTACAACATAGTGTGTATTATTCATATATGGAAATCTTGTTCCATTACCATCTTGATCCACAAATCCATGATCATATAAATCTCTCCATTTCCATAATTTATCATCATTATCGTAAATTGCATTTTCGGGTAAATTGATTAAATCGTTTGTTTTTGAACTTTCGATATATGGAGATAGTTCTCTTAATTTAACTCTGTAGTGTGGTTGGTAATAATACCCGACTGTATTTGATGGTGTTGCTCCTTGATAAAAACTATCTTGATCTTGTGAGTGATAAAATAATCTATTACTTCCACCTACTGTTGTTCCAGAAAAAATTGTTTTGTGTGAAAATTTATGAAACGCCTCACTAATAATTCTTTCTTTTAATTCTTTTCTATTGTATTCAACGAAGGCACCTGTAAGACCTGTGGTTCCTACCGGTATAGTTGTTCCGCCAGTAAATGTTACACCCGTATAATTGTAGGTACTACCTAATATTGTATTTGTTTTACCACTGAACGTTTGTGTTAATCCTGTCATTACCTTTTCAACCGATGTTGTTCCACTAAATTGATTATCCAACCAATTATCATGAAAATTAAATTTAAATCCTACTTTTGGTGGGTAATCAAATAATCCGTTACCGTTTTTAAAAATTATACTTACATAAACTTCTGTTGGTGTGTAACCCAAATTATTGGTTATTCCGGTTAATGAGAATGTTTCTTTAAAATCAAATAATACAGATTCTTGTCGATTTCTTTCTACTAATATATCATTTTCTTGTAATGGATTTTCGAATAATATTTTTCTTTCGTCTTCAAAAATTGATGATTCAAAACCAACTTTATCCATAATATATTGTTGATCTCCTGTTAATGTTTTATGTTTATGAACATAATATTGTGACGTTGTTCCTGAAATATTTTTAATATCTAAACATCTTTTACCTAACACAACTGAGCTTAATATTGTTCCCGACGAAAATTCATTTTTTAATATGTTGATTACATAATTTTCTGAATTATAAGTTTGATTACCAACACTATCGATATAGTAAATTCTATATTTTTCGGTGTCGGAAGTAATTGGTATTGTATAATATTGTCTATTAGATGTTTGTTGCCAGAAACTTGTTGATCCCGTAATCGGTGGTATATTATTTAAATTAGAATTTACTAAAGATTTATAAGTTGCTCCCGAATAAAAAACTAAATTATTAACATCATAAGTTTCAGTTGAATTCCAATTAGTAACTAATTTCCAATTTGTATTTCCTGTTAGTGGTGGTATGTTATTTACATTACTATTTATTTTTGATGTATATATTTTATCAGAATAATGTATAATATTATCTTTACTATAGGTAACTCCTGAAACCCAATTATGAGAAGTATATGTACCTCCCGATAGAATAATATATTCCCCTTGTGATATTCCGTGTTCAACTGGTGATGTTAATATATAATAATTTGGATCTGTTGTACTGTCTACTCTAAATGGTATTCCGTTACCAGCAACAAAGTTAAAATTAGTTTCATCTGATAAAGTATAGTTCATAGTGAATCCACTATCTTGTCCGTTCACATAACTTAAATATAAATTCCAATTTTTATAAGGAGCGTCGATTGATGTTGTGATGGTATGACCGGTGTATCTTCCAAATGGTGTTCCGTCAAATAAATCAATTTTTGGTATTACATTTGTTGTTCCTAATGTAGATCCATATGAAGGGGTTGTCCTTTCTCGTAAAACATCATTTCTTAAAAATGCAAATTCATTATATGGTACAAATCCTAAATCATTTCCCGTTCCGTCACCACATAAATAAAGGTTTCTTAATAGTGGAATATAATCAGTAAAACCATTATACATGTTTCTAAAAACCATTTTTAATTTACCATATATTTTATAATTAAAACTTTGGTTTCTTTCATCATCAAATAATTCGGTTAGATTTAACATTATATTTCTATCACCTTCTCTCATCAATGTCTCATCATTATCTAATTTAACATTAAGATTAAGATCCTGTTCATCTGCCTTAAAATATCTTTTACTCGGTAATAAAATTTGTTTCTTTTTCATTTTTTAGTTTTTATTAAGGAACTTGGTTTTCACATTCAAGTAAATTAAATGCCCCTTTAGGACCAAATAAATCTACAAACTTATCCATTCCCGTTTTACCCGCCATTAGTCCAAAATAAAAATGAAATGGTGTCGAAAGGATTTGTCTATTTCCACTGTAATAATCAATTGTTGGTCTTATGATATAATCAATTGAACTACTCCAAAATTGTGAGTGCCAACCATTTGTTATTGTAATACCTTGGTATGTTGAGTTACCCGATACTGGACCAACTCTTGTATATAATGTTCCTCCTGTTGGTGCCTTAGTATATTGTCCCGACCCACCAGATAATAATTGATTTGTAAATCCTGTTACGTGTAAATAAGTAAAACCAGGATATTCTAAACCATAGTCCTCACTACTATCAAAAGGATTTTCATCAAGATCAACAATATCAAAATCAATTTGATCTGTACCATCTCCATTTATTGTTAAACCACTAAAAGTATAAGTCATTGGTAATAACAAATATTTGTCTGACGAATCATTTGGTGCTCCATTAATATTATAAGCATATGTCATTCCTTGTAAAGGTTGTAATTCAACGGAACCATAATCCCAAGATTGACTATCTTTATATTCATTATATGGGCCAAATCCTTCACCTCCCTTATCCCACAAATAAAACGGTACTTTTTGTGAAGATCCATAAGTATCAGAATCCCAACCCAATCTTCCTGGTTCATTTAAACACGCTCTAATTCTTTCACCATCTTCTTTTAGATCGAAAGTAACCGGTAATGGTCCATATTGAGAGTTTACGGTTTTAAAAACTTCAGGATAAATCTCAGGATCTAACTTATTGAATTGATATGCAAGATATTTTGAATTTTCTAAATCAAATCCTTCTATACCGGCTTCATTATTAATAGATAATAATTGTAGAATATCTCCATCTAAAATTTGTCTTAGACCTATTTTATTTTGAAATCCTTTGTTGGTAAAAAACATATCTAAATTTCCGAGAGCTCCTCCGACATCCATTCTATAATTAATTGCTAATCCAAGTAAATCTCCAATGTCTTGATATGAGGTAGGTCCAATACTTCTTGATACAGAACAATTTGGATCTAATCTTTTATCAATACATATTTCTTTAATAAATTCATCTCTTGGTCCTAAATCTACAAATGTCGTAGGGTGATTTAATTCATTAGGTATAAAATTACCATTTTTAAATTTAGCTGACCTATAATAAAATTTATTAATTCCGTTACCTACGAATCTTACCAATGTCCTACAATATCTTATTAATTTTTCATTATTACTACTTATAGCTCTAGTAACTCCTTTAGCTTTAAATTGTAAAAAATATAGTGATCCAGATAACCAATTATCAATAAAACCATAATTAACGACACCACCACAAAACATTTTACCCACTCGTTTTCTTCTATAGTATTCTCTCAATATACCTGTTAATCTTGCTGGAGTTTGAGTACCTGGAACAATATAAAAAACTCCGTTTGCGAATTCACTTCTTGCACTTGGGGTTGCGTATCCTCCATTATAATTATAACTTTCACAAGCAAAATCTTGAACACCTGTTACGAATGGATTACCTGAATTATATGGATAATATGATTCTGGCACATTTATTGCTCCCCCATAAATTGCGGTGGAGATTAATATATTACCTGCACTTAATTCTGTTTTTAATTGTGCATTAGTTTGAACATATTTTCTTCCTATATTTTCTGGTAAAAGTGTAGCATTATAACCGCAACCTTTAAATTCACTCGTATTACTAGTATTCGTAACAAAATACCCTGTCACCAAATTATCATCATATAATGTATCATAATAACCACAACTACTATTTCCACTATAAGATATGCCAGAACCATTTCCACCTCCAATAGTGGAACTTTCATCTGAACATTCGACGCATTCAGGATAATTAATTAAACTTAATTTTGTTTGATTATTAATAACAAATTCTGTAAGTCTTGATCTTAGAGGTCTATTCCTTTTTGCCGCAACAGAAATTAACGCTTCGACTATAAATCCTAAAATAAAAACTGTAAAATTTAAAAATTGTAATGTTAAAAATTTAATAACAAAATCCAATACTAATAAAAAATCGGCAATTAATAATGGAAATGTATAATTCTTTATACCAAAATTTGATGGTGGTGTTAGTTTATCTCCACAATCTTCTTCTTCACTTGGAATTGTGTCATTTATATTAGCGAAACCGACTTGTCCAATTAAATTTGTGCCGTTATATCTCTGTTGAAATGACGATACTGTATAGACTTTATTATATGTAAATCTATAAAAATAATCTTGTGGATAATACTCACCTCCATCATTATTTAAAATTAATGGTAAAGCCTCAGATGGATAATCACTTAGACTTGTTGAAAACGCATATGATTTATCATTTGGAACATCATAAGAAAATCCACCTAACGTTTCGGTTAATTGATACTCTCTTATGTTTGGTAACAAATAATCAGCATTAAATCTAACTCTCGTTAAATCATTATCATTCATGTTAATTCTAAATCTATAACATCCTGATGTTGGAATACCTCTATTAATATCATTAGTTATTTCATTCTCACCAAATTCATTTGTAATTACATAATCCATGTTCATAACAACCGGTAATACAAATCCACCGTCATCGGGTATATCCTCATTTATATTAACAACTTCTAAACGTGGGTAATTGTTATCATCTTTTTGAGGTGTGAATCTAATAGCTTCAATCTTACCTGACTTAGCAACTAAATCACATTTTCTTCCCATTTTTCTTCTTGGGGTACAAGCTTTATTAATTGCATTTTTACTACTGTCAGTAAAAATACCACCAATTACATATGCTTTAGGTTGAATATTAACTCCGTTTTCTGTTAAGTCAAAATCTGTTCTTGTAATACCAATCTCACATAAAGATTCATTTCCCCAAAAAGGATAAACTTGGATGATTTTATTTATACTAACAATTTGTGGTAAAGAGTCTAAATCTTCAGATTCTTTAAATGAGAATTTGTTTTTAAATCCATCGACATTTATTCCTTGTCTAATAAAATCATACGGTCTTAAAGAGAAACAACCGACATCAGATAAGTCAGCATCCATATGTATTGTTTGTGCACCAATAGGTACACCCCAAATCATAAAATCACCCGCACTATTTGTTTTAACTGTGTATTTGTAATATTTCTCATATACCTCTAAAACTTCTTCTCTCTCTAAAATATTAGTTTGATCGGGAAACGTCCCCGTTTTTGCATGTCCACTATGTTGTTGTCTTGATGGTAATAAGTTATAACGATAATTATTTTCGTCTCTGTCAGTAACTTCCTTATATGGGTAAAGAGTAGAAATTACAGGATCCTCTTCATCTTCTATTGTTAATGGTACAAATATTGATACTCTTACATTACCGAGTCCAAAACCATTGTTTGCAGTAACTCTACCACAGACAACTCCGTAATCAGAGCACATCGAAGTGTAAATCTCTTTTTGACTAAATTTTAAAGATAAAATCTCTAAAACGTCAAAATCTTGTTTTAACTCAACTGTGATTTTTTGGTCAACCCCAATATTGGTTGAAATTCTATGCTTTTGTATCATTCTTATAATAAATAGAAACTATGTGATTTTCTATATATTATAACGAAAAAACATTTTAAAATGTAGCCGTTCCTAATGTTTTAACCCTAACTTTAATATCTTTATTTGGGAATCTAATTTGGAAGATTTGATTTGACTTCATAAAGATCATATTATCGGATTGATTTATCAATCTAGTGTTTTGATCTGTTGTTTGTGATGGCTCCGCAGATGAATACTCACCTCCTATTTTACTGTAAACTCTTGTCTCAATTACATTTATCACACCTGATACGCTACCTATGATTTTGTTTAAAGCTCCGATAAACAAAGGATCACCCATTTTACGTTTTTCTATTGCAAAATGTTCAATTGTGTCCTGAATTACCGTTTGTATAATATCAGTTTGATTTGCGTTTTTATCTATGTTTAAATCAATTTCTAACCCCATATCGATGACTTCACCACTTACAATATCCAAATAGTCATTAATCATTTTATATTCCGTAAGATAGGTTAAAATGTTCGATTTTAGTGTATAAGAAACAGTATCAGTTAAATTACCTTGGTCGTCATATGATAATAATTTAATTCTAATCTTATTATCTTCCTCCATAACATTAACCTTAGCTGGTGCTCCGTATGTTGATGGCATCGTTTCAATTAATGATTTATAATCATTTAATGTAACCGCCCTATTTTGTGCTGCAAAGTTATATGAAACCATATTACGAATTTCTTCGATTGTTGGTTGGTCCGCACCACCTACTGCAGGTGTTATGTTATTAACTCTAAGTGATTGTACCACACCAGTATTCTTTGCTGGCACAGGTCCTGAAACTATAAATTCAACATCATCTACGTTTGTAATTACATTCACCCCTAAGTTACTATCTTTACCACCACCCACACGATATTGTACAAATAATGTTGTATTAATTTTTGGTGTAGTTCCTAATGATAGATTATTTAAATAACTCGCCAAATTAACTTTCAATTGTCCTGTCATATAGTTGTCCAAATTGTCTAATGGATTAACTGTACCCGAACCAAATGTTAATGAAAAATAACCTTCAGGTGTATATTCTGTTATGAATTTATTATTAACAGGTAAAAACGTTCCTGCGGTAAAATTATTTGTATCCGATACAGACGTTGGGTCTGGCACAAATACTTTATCTTGAATTAATGATTTAACCTCATACCATTTGTTTGAGGTATTAGAAAATTCATTTGATGTTGGATTACTTGTAAAAGTTGTACCGTCCTTATGAATAACAGATGTTACTCCTAATACGTTTTGTTCGGGTAAGTATAATTTTAAGAAAGGTTTTTGATCCGCTTGGTTTATAACTCTTCTATAAATTTTTGTTATACCATTTACAACAGGTTCTCTTTTTGTAATTGTATAAGATATTAATCTATTATTTACATCAAAATTTGGTATCTTTAATCTATTAGGTTCTCCTTTTTTATTAAATGGAACAGAAAAATCAATATCATCAATTGTTTCAAAAACTTGACCTCCTCCTGAAACTTGAGCACCACTCTTTAATATACCCAAATATCTAACATCTTCTTTATCTCCTCTAACATCCACAGTAATTGAAAAATCACATAATGCAACTGATGGTCTAACTCCTGGTAATCTAATACCATATGTTTTTGCAATATGATATAATGATTGTCTTTGTTGTGCAAAATCCAACATAGTTTCCTGCCAAACTCTATCAATGTGAAAGTGTAAGTTATCCGCAACCGCGGCATTAATATCTAATAACACCGAATAAATCGATGCGTCGTTAAAATTTTTAACTAAATCAGGATAGTAATTTTTAGTTAATGTTACTAATTCATTTCTTAATCCCTGAAAATCTCTTGTTGCGTATGATATCTGTTTACTCATCTTATATGTTTAAAATTATAAAGTCGGAAGTTGAAAATGACCCGTTATTAACTGTATATTCTATTTTAACTACCGCCGTATATGGTTTTGTCGATTCATCAGAAACCCTAAATAATCTTTCATCTTCATCTTGTGCAATACTTCTTTGTCGATTTGGATCATCTTCGGCGGATGTTATAGATATATTTGTAATATCTAAGTTTGGTATGAATTTTTTAACTCCTTCTCTGATTTCTTCTTCAATTAAATTATATGTAATTGCGTCATTTTGATCAAAAATATATTGATATATTCTTGTTCCAAAATCAGGTAAGTAATATCTACTACCTTTTCTTGTTAAAATAAGGTGTATAAGATTGGCTCTAATCTCCTTTTCAGGGATTTCAGTCATATTAAGATAATCTCCTTTAGGACTATCTCTAAATGGATAATCAATACCGTACGTTACTGCCATATTCAATAAATATAGATAAACCTAAAATGGTTATGTATCCTCTTTTATTTTTGAGTTCCCTTTTATAATATGTGGGGGGTCATAAGGACAATTTGCGCATCCATTGGAACAACAATGTCCTCTCTTCTGTAAAAAAAGAGAAGTCAGAACCATAAGCCCCGACTTCTCATCTATGTAATAATCTACTCCTTCCTCTAATTTCATTAGATACTTGTCACATCACATTGTGCTCCACTACAAGATTGTGCCGCATAATCGGAAATACTCTTGTATTGTGGTTTATCTAAAATTTCACCGAAGTTTACTTCTTTGAATTGACGAGTAATAGTCTCCCACTTATAGAATAAATGAACGTCTTTTAAACAATAAACCATCTTCTTCAAATCACCTTTAAAGTAATTCTTCGCAAATTTCTTCGCTCTTGAGATCCAATATTTCTTTAATAAGACTTGTTCTCTTGTTCCTGTAATTTGTATTGAATCGTCTAATAAAGTATCTGTTGCTAACCATAAGTTTTGATTAAAATAATGTAAACCATCAATAATCAAACCAGATGCTAATACCGAACCTTTACCATATACCTCAACTAATTCGTCAAGATTTAATACTGACGTAAATGGCGCTTGATTGAAATCTTTATCTCCGTAGTCTGACATGAAACTAACCGCAGTAAATAAATCTCTTTGTTCCCAAATATAATCAACAATTGCATCTTTATCGTCAATAATAACTGTACAAGATGTATTATGATTTACCGGCATATAAGCACATAACTCAGGATTAGTTCCAGCATTTACCCAATGTTGTTGAACCAACTTAATTAACTCAAGGTGTTTAATACCTTTCATATCTTTTTTGAATAAACCAACTTTTGGATTTTCAACAGGAACGAATACAACATAATCTGATTTAGTTGAAGACCATACACTTTCTTCTAATAAGAAAGCCATATTTTCTTCTAACCATTTTGCAGTGTTACTTTCTTTATTTAACTGCATGATACGGAAATACTTTTCAGAGTGTTCAGGGTGAATACCTGATGCAGTTCCTAATACAACTGACGCATTACCTGAAGGTTTTACACAAGTAGTTCTTGCCGCTTGGTTAATTCCAATTACCGCTGCCAATTCTTTATTAGCATCTTTTACGGCTTGTGCTCCTTCTTCTAATAATTCAGCATTAAATAATTTAGGATTATTCATCCAACCTGTAATACTAACACCTAACAAAGCTTCTCTTTCAAAGATTGCTTTACTTGTTTCACCTAAATAAGGAAAATTAGTATAACCCGCTTGTAATGTTCCTAAGAAAGAAGCATCTTTACATGCCTTTAAAAACTTTTCTTTTGTTGTTGCCTTCTCAGCATTGATCTCGGTTAAATTACAACCTTGAATACCGAACTTAGATTTGTTGTCTTTAACATATTGTTCAACTTCATCATATTTGATTTTACCAAAATCAATTGTATCTAATACAGGGATTTTCATAATCTCAAAACATGGATTAAACATATCAAACCAACTGTTCGCAAAAACAAAACCAATATCATTTGCTCCGTCATTTAATTGTACCAAGTAATTGAATTGTTCTTTAACAACTTCACTTCTCAATAAAATAACTGAGTTATTACTACGACCTCTTTGTGGGTTTTCTATTCTCCAATTACCTGTCTTAGCGTGGATCATCTCATCATCATTAGGATCAACGATCATATTCAACGCTGAACGTCTAACACCACCCGACAATACTGCATCCGCTGAGTGACAAATAATATCAAACGCTAAGATAGGACGAATTTTTTCTCCTTCATTAGTTAACCACTTTTCAATTAACGATTCTATTTTTTCTAAAGATTGTTTTAAACCATCAGGACCAGGTGCTTTAAAACCACCGCTGATGAATGAACCTTTCTCACGAATTAAAGAATAATCTAATTTAACTTCATAACCTGCATATTCAGGGAATGGTTGTTCGTCAACAAAGTAAGATGATAACAATACACCCAATGCGTTTGCCCAACCTTCAATTGAATCTTCAATATAAAAAGTTTTAGTCCCTAAAGTTCTTTTTTGAATTCTACTTAAATTATTTACAAAAGGAGTTAATAATCCTCCACCGAATCCACAACCAGATAATGCCAAGTAAAAAATCTCTTGGAATACTCTATTACGTGCAATGTGTCCTGATGTACAGTTAAACATTCTCGTGTTATGTTTCATAATTTGTTCGTGTCTGTATTGTAAGTTTCTTTGTGAAGCTAATACAGCTTGATCTTTCATACTCTCAACGGCAGATTGTAAATATGGTTCAATTGCCTCAGCATAATCCACATATTTTTTTCTGTGTCCGTCAATTATGTTCTCACACGCGTCTTCCCACGTTTCATATCTTTTTTCATCTTCCTTCCATTTGAAATAGTCTGAGTGTAACTTTAAGTCACTCAGAAATTTTTTACCTTTCTGCATTTGTTCTTTTTTCTTTTATGTTTGTTTTATTAATTACTTTCCAGCCACTTGTTGTCTCCTTTTAAATGCTTCCGCCGCTCTATTAGCATTTATCTGAACTTTTTGTTCTTCGTGTCCCAATAATGTATTTTGAGACTCTGTATCAATAAGAAGAAACTCGTTATTGAATTTACAGTTTTGGAATACAACACCATCTCGACCAATACGAGATTTTAATAATGTAAGAGTTGCTAAGTTATGATCTTTTTGTTCTAATGTTTTACCAATAGATAATATAACGTGTGCAATTTGTGCTTTCTTAATTGACCCACCCATTTGATCTCCAGTTACTACTTCACTTGAAATTGATTCACGGTTACCTTGTGTTGCCGTCCATATTGCCATTTCAAATTCTCCTGTCATTGATTCTAAACTTCTCATAATAGAACCTTCACCTTTCCATTCTTCACCATTAGCTGATTTATCAGTTGAAATACAATCTACATAATCTATTACTAATAAATCAACTTTTTTAGTTCCATCAGAATTCATCTTTCTGATTTTATTTTTAATCTCAGAAACTGTAACATTATCACTTGCTAATTTTAATAATTTTAAACTACCTTTAGATTTAGCTTGAGCTTCCTCTACTTTAGCTTTAACTTCTTCTTTAAATTCAGGTTGACTATCAGGTGCAATCTCAGTCCAAATCGTATAGTGTTTTCTTTTAATATTACCCGGATTATCTTCAAAGAAAATCTGAACGACATTATAACCTAAGTTATATGCGGTGTTAGCGAACTTAGTAAGTAAGGTAGTTTTACCAGTACCTGTGGGAGCTAATACAACCCCCAATTCTCCGATCCCTAACCCACCTTTAAGTAAGTTGTCAATTCCCACAATACCTGTCGGTAATGGGTGTCTAAAGTCCTTTTCTAACGCTCCATCAATATCATGGAATACATCCGTCGCTTCATCATTTGAAATACCAACTTGTAATGCCTTTTGGATAATTTCCTCAATCTTATTGTAAGCCTCGAACTCACCACTTTCAATAATACTCTGTACACTTTTTAACTCTCTTTTCAAGTTTTGTTGTTTACAAAAATTAAGTGCGGTATCTTTAACATACTCAATTTGAGAATCATTATTTTTAATTGCTTCTAATGTATCTACGTGAATTTTAGAGGAATCTTTGTTACCACCTTCAGCCATGATTTTCTGTGCCAATGTATTGTAATCAGGAATTTTATTGTAATTCTTATACAACTCCTTTGTATTTTCCATAATAAATCTAAATGAGTTATTATCAAAAAATTTACTATCTAATACATCAATAATTGTTTCTCCATACTTCTTATCTTCAATGATCGCTTTAATAAGGGATTGTTGAAACGAAAACCCCAAATACCCAAAATTCCTTTCTTCCATAGTGTTTATTATATATTGTTTTTTCTTATAATTCGTATCCTAAATAACTTGTCTCCAATTCTTCTGAAGACAAAATGTCTGTCAAATCTGACAAAATTCTCTTCAATCTTGGACGAATGTCCACCGTGTATCTTGCCTTTGGATGATAAAGATATGCGGGGAATAGTCTTTGAATAAATACATCCTCGCCCAACTTAATTTCCATTAAAAAATGTTCTTTTTCTGGAATTGCCGACTCATCCACAACCTCCGAATGAAGGATATAGTTTTGATTCTCACATAGATAGTTAGAACTTTTTATTTTCAAATCTTCCATAAAATCCTCACAAATATTTTTTATATAATAGTGAAGATCCATTGAACGTCTAGCCTGATCAACATGATCTCTAACGTTAAAAAATCTTTGACATACGATATGTCCTTCTAATGACAACAAGAACTCAAATTTGGTTATGTTGTCTTGGTTTTGGTAATCTCTACTCATAGGGTCTTACTTTAATTGTTTTTGTTTTATTATTATTTATGTTTTTTTCTTTTCTTGTTAATCTAAGAAAAGGGTTTATAAAATTTATCCAAGCGTCTTCCGCTTTTGGTAAGATGTTGAAGATTCCGTCTTCTTGCATCATCTTCATTGCATTTTTATATGATCTACCTTCTTGGTCTAACGGTTCATTTATTAATAGATCTATGGTTTCTTTTGCGTCGTCCGTTAAAAACGGTTCATCCAAACTTACTATCCTATTGTTTACGTCGAAGAATTCCTCACCGAGTACACCGTGTTTTGTAACACCTGTCAATAAATTAGCAATTAACTTATTATGTTTGTCTTGTTCAAATAATTGGTTACATCTATCTCTAACCTGATCAACTGTAATTGGTTGATTTCTTAGTTCAGGAACCAAAGACAATAATCTTTTGAGTCCCATTCCTCTTATTCCTGCAATGTTGTCTGATGAGTCTCCACAAATCATTTTAACTAAACGAACATTTTCGATGAGAATTTCTTCGTGTTCGTAAACGATTATATCATTAGGTGAATATAATTTCCTATGTGATGGATTGTAAACTTGTGTGTTTTGTGAAACGAGTTGAGTTAAGTCCCCGTCTGATGAATAAATAATTTTCCTTTCGTTGGGTGAATTTTGAGTATAGTAAGCGATGTTGTCATCAGTCTCACAATACTCAAATTCCCCTTGTCTTACATAAACCTCTTCAAGATATTGTTTGATTCTATCTCTCTGATATAAGTAAGATTGTAAATCTTCTTCTGTTCTAACTCTTTGTCTTCTGTTTTCCTTGTAATGAGAATATATTTTTCTTCTACATTGAGATCCTTCTAATCCGTCCCAAAAGACAACAATCTTATCTAATTGGTATTGTTCAAAAGATCTTCTTAAAGTGTTTAGAAAGTGGTAGATACCACCGATGTGCGTTCCTTTATAAAACACGTTCTTTGCACCGTAATAACCAATAGTTAATAGATTGTCTCCATCAACAAGTAAAACCGACATTTGTTAAATTTAAAGATCACTTTCTTCTGTTACAACTTCTACGTCTGCGATGTCTGTAACATTAACACCTAACATCTTACTGATGTAATCACCACTTTCTTTTTTATACTCCTCGATAGATTTCTTCTCTTCAGTGTCTTCTCTACCTGGCATAAATCCGTGTGATGTAACCAAGATACGTCCATCCTCATATCCTAAACCATTGATGTGGTTTTTCATAATTGAGATTTTCGTTCTTGTTGCAATTTTTACTTTTCTCTTATCTTTTGTGATTGAGATTTTTGTTGTTCCCGCTCCTTTTTGATTACCAAATAAGAATACGATACTTGAGTTTAACCAAATTGCTTCTCCACCTTTTGCTTTAATCTTTGGTTGTCCGAAAGGATTATCAGGTAATTCTACCCAAGGTTGGTTAACAATGATTAATGTGTTTGTATAAGGTTTATCTGTTCTTCTTGACCCTGAAATACGTTGGTTGATACCCATTCCAATTTTATCGGCTAATACCGATGCGTTGTGTTGTTTACCACCTTTACCATCGTAAGTCATCTTACATGGAACCGAACCTACCGAATCCCATAAGATTAATAAATCGTGAGGTAAATCTCCTTTCTCTTGTGCGTCTAATAGTTCGTTGATATATTCTGTAATTTGTTCGATATATTCAAAATCACTATTGAAAAGATAGTCTCCATCTTTATTAAACCCCATTAACTCCGCATGATCCCAACTCCATTTTTGTTCGGTAATAACAAACACAGGAACGACTCCTTTCTTTTGTGCATCAACCGCAGCTTTTACAAGTGCTGTTGTTTTACCCGTATCACTATGTCCTAACAACATATTGATGTGTCCCATTGCAGGACCTGGAATACCACAAGCGTCTAAGAAAGCATCTCCCAAATCAAAGAAACGATCTGGTTTATATTCTGCCTCTTTCGAGAACTTCTTTTTAATTGCTGAAAAATCAGTCTTTTTTATACCTGCCATAATATTGTTTTAAAAATGGGGTTTCTGACGTTATCTCCACCCCTCCGTTAATAATTAGAACGGTAAGTCACCGTCTACTTCTGCGTCATCTTGTGGATCAACAACAGGAGTTGAAGACTTCGGTGCTCCGATAGTTTCTTCTGTTGTTAAATTAGAAACCCATTTGCTACTTGCGGTATCCCAACGTGGAACTTCACCTCTCGCAACCATTTCCAAATAATCTTCACCTTTTTTAGAGTAAACATCTGACCAAGTTAACTCATCATCTAACCACGTTTTTGCAACGTCTGCGTCAGTATGTAATGGACTTGGATCGTCGTTTAATACTGAATTGATAACTGTGTATTCTTTACCTGTTCCCGCTTTTGTTAAAGCCAAAGACAAGATCAAATCACGACCATTTTCAGGATTGGTAACATCTCCTTTATTACGGAAGATTGGGAAGATTTTGTCAATAACACCATCACCTTTGTGATTATGTTTAAATCTCCAAAATTTAACTCCATCAGCTTCATGATCACGATCGATCACTTTAACGATATAAAACTTACGAGAACGGTAGTTACGTGCTAATTCTTTGTCAGAATCTACACCACTCATCATCAATCCTTCGTAAACCTCATTTAATGGAGAACGTTTTCCTTCTTGTGCTGGGTCATATAATTTAACCCATTTTCCGTCCACTTGAACTTCGTGGAACTTTACCTCTACGAATGGTGAAGAACCATCTTTTGTAGGTAAAATACGGATACGTCTTTCTTCACCTTTAGAACCTTTTTGTAATACGGTTGTGAAATAACGTTTTAATCTATCCTCTGAGGATATCTTGTTGTTGTTGCCACCTGTGGCGTTTTTGTTTTTCTCGTACTGTGCAAGTACTGCATCAAATGTACTCATAGAATTAAAATTTAAATTATAAAATCATTTATGTTATAATATACATAAAAAAACCCAGACTATAAAATCTGGGTTGAATTATTTTTAAAGTATTTTTTTGTTACCAACTAATCACATAATCGTTATTGGTACCCATGAAATTGTTCTTAGTCTGAATTTTATAACCATAATTTCTTAATGTGGTTACTATTGCGTCATTCACGTATCTTGGGTCTAAAGTAATTTGATATTGTCCTTGAGCTGTTGCTCCTGATATTAAACCATCGATATATGTTAATGAACCTGTTGCTGTATTTGAAGCTGTTCTTGCTGCTGATCCTGATTGCATCTTAAATATTTTTTTTTATTTTTATTCTAATGTTAATAGATATGTTATTTTATTTAATAGTCCTAAAATCTCATCACGGATATTCAATAAATCCGTATCTGTTGAATCAAACTCACTACTCCATTGGATTAACGCCTCTTTAGATGTTTGTAACATGTTCTTTAAATCCAATTCAGATAAATTTACAACGTTTAATGTTTTATCTTCATTTTCTAATTTAAATCTACCGTACTTACCCATCGCGGCCTCAGCAAACGTGTCTGTCAAATCAACTAATCCTTCATATAACTTGTCAAAGGCTTTATGTCTTGCGTAACCTTTGGTTTGCCAATGGTTAATCTTAACTTGAGCCTGAAGTTCCATTAAGAACTTTATTTTAGAAGCTATATTCATCTTTTTGTTCTTCGTTTGGGTTAAATGATGATCTTAATGCGTCAGGAGCGTAGTTTTCAACATCATCCTTAGTTAATACATATTCGTTTTTACCACTAGCTCTCATTTCACCTTGTTTGTGTGCGAAGAACTCTTGTGGTTTTTCATTGAATGGGTATGAATCTAAAGATCTCATTTCCAATTTTTCAATTTCAGTTTTAGGTTTGTTAGCCTCAACTGTTGCTCCTAATTGGTCAATCTTAGCCATAACTTGATCCATTTGAGCCAATTTACTTTCTAAGTCATTCAATTTGGTGAATACGTCGTCCATTTTATTTATAACCGCAGAATTGTCTTGTTTATTATTTTCAAGGTCGTTTTTGATATTCTTAGTCATATTAACTAAATCTGTAATATCCATTTCTTCAGTATCACCACCCATACCTGCTTCATCCATTGGAGGGGTTCCCATATCATCTGCTGGTGGAGGTGGTACATCACCACCCATGTCACCTGCTGGAGGTGGAGGAGGTACATCACCTGCTGGTGGAGGTGGTACATCACCTAATGGATCTTCTGCTGGTGCTGGTGGTGGAGCGTCTTGCTCCATGATCATTTTCTTACTATACTTGTTGATAGCATTAAAACGTTTTACTTCTTCTAATAATTTTTTCTCTAACATGGCTTAATCTTGTAATAATTGTCTACCGTCATTGGTAATATATCTTTTATTTATTCTTTCAACGATACCGTCTTTTTCTCTGATTGTATAACATTCTCCTGTTACTAAATCACATTCTTCTCTTTCCATACCATCATTAGATACGTTTTTAACCTTTTTAGGGTTTAAAAACTGATCCATGGTATTATTTAATCTATTATTTTCCATAATATTTGTTTTATTACTATAAATATCCCAAGTTTTATTAATATTACACTTTCTCCAATTTAAAATAAACAATATCACCATCTTGTAAATCTAAATCTTTCATCAATTTAGGTGATAGAGCAATTCCATATTCTTTTTCATCCCTAATATTGTCAATTGGACCTCTAGCTATTGGTTTAGTTTTATCTGAACTATCTTGATGATTTACTGTTATATTTTTATTTTTATTTGGATTTAGGAAAAGTGTTTTATAATCTGTTAATGTTTCATTAACATCCATTTTATCTAAAATAAATCTGGTTGAATAGAAATAATTTTTATCACTAAATTGTCTAATATTACCCCAAGTAAACGCTGGATCTTGTTTAAAATTAGATTTAGTTATTAAAGACATACTATCTGTATCGTTCATTGAATAATTTGATTCTCCCATTCTAACCACCTGTGCTCTTAACCATTTATCTCCTTTATATTCAACTTGAACAATATATCTAAATTCATTAAATCCATTATATGGTATTCCATTTACGGTTACTCCCACATCGTCTAAAGTAACCTTTTCTCCCGGTACTTTCTTTTTATCAGGACCCATATCATATGTGTATTGACTACCATCGGCAGTGACAATAGATGCACTTGTTTCCGTAACTTTATCTGAACCATTAACCCTATTGATTGCCTTTTGTTGTAGTTTATCAAATAATGTTCTATAACTTGACATAAATGAATCTGTCAAATCTGGTAATGCCGTGTATGGCATTCTTGATCCTTTAAATTTGGTTACAATATTATTATTTCTAATTTCATGACCAACTTCAGTTATCCAATATGTTCCTTTAAACATAGGGATATTTTTTAAATAGAAAAACATCGTAGGTTGTATCATAACATTACCCATACAAGTTATTTCACATGTGTATGCCGCTTGTCTATAATACTCATATAAACCAATATCAACATTATGTGATGATGAACCTGATTCACTTCTAGCTAAGTTTTCTAATACATAAAATGACTCTGTAGTATTTTTAATTGATGCCTGATCTAAACTAATACCTTTAAAAATACTTTGATTTTGATCTCCAAAACTTACTTCAAATGCAACTACTTTATTTGTTTTAGATAAATCTCCTGTTTGAAATACTTTAGGTAAAGTAATCATAACTGGATTGTTATTGGTATTACCAATATTAAAACTATCGTCAGTAAATCTATATTTTTTATTATCTGACATATCAGGTCTTGTCGAATTTTTACCTACATATTGTACAATAATTTTAGGTGATGATTCTTGATAATCAACTTCTAAGAATGTTCCAAATATATTTTGTGCTATTTTTTTGGATGGTGTTAATTTAGGTGTGTTTGAAAAATTTGTTCCATAGAAATTAATATAAGCTGGTAATGCCCTTAAATCAAAACCCGTATCTTGTAATAATATTGATATTGAACTGAATAAATTTTGTTTAATGTTTTCGGGTTCTCCTAAATTAAGTAATCGTGCTATGTCTATATAATATTCATTACCTATGTCTTTATTGGCCTTATCTAAAAATAAAAACTCTTCTAAAAGTGACCTTTGACCTATAGAATTTCCTGCAATCCATTTATCGTTCATAGATTTAAAGAAATTATATAACTCAACCTTTAATGGTTTATTATTATAAACATCAAAAAAATATA